ACCGGAGCTTGCCAAGACCGAGGCGCAGGCCCGTGGTATCTCGCGTGCGGCTGACATCGGCGACATCGAGACGCTGGGTCCCCGTGCCAGAGAAGCGATTCGGGCATCGTCACCGGAGGCTGCGAGGCTTGCTGACACGATGACGCAGCAGGCTCAGTCTGCACTGTCGGCTGGGTCTAGGCTGACCCCGGAGCAGCAGCGGATGGCCCAACAGCAGACTCGTGCGGCCTATGCGGCGCGTGGCCTAGCCGAGAGTCCTCGTGGTGCGGTCGAGGAGGCCGTGCGGTCTCAGCTCATGGGTGCTGGACTTCAGCAGCAACGCCAGCAGCAGGCTATGGGCGCACTTGCGGCGGAGCGAGGAGTCTACGGTGACGTCTTTCAGCAGGTCCTTGGACGCCCCTCGCAGGCGTTCGGCCTGACCCAAGGTGCCTTTGGTCAGGCGCAGGGCATGGCTCCGGGAATGTTGTTCAACCCGGAAAGCCAGTACGCTGCGGACATCTATGGTGGAAACATGCAGGCACAGCTCGCGGCGAGGACGGCTAGTGCGGCCAATCAGACGGCTCTCATCGGTGCAGGAATCAGTGCGGCTGGATCTCTATGAACTACGGATACTCACAACAAGCCGGCGGTGGCTTTGGTCGGTACGGCATGAGTCAGCCATACCAAGCGCCCAGCATGCCCATGTCTCAAGGACCTTCCGGGCTGCAACGGTACGCTCAGGGTCTGGACAAGCAGTACGGTCAGATCCAGTTCCTCAAGGAGCAGGGATACTCTGACGAAGAGATCAAGAAGCTGGGAATGGATCCCAACATGGGGCGCGGCATCATGGGAGAGTATGGCGGCCTGCTGAACCAACGTGACGAGATGAAATCCGATCTACAGAAGGACATGATCTCCGGTATTGAGAGCGGTGCAAACTATGCTGGGGCCAAGCTCGGCACTGCTGCCAAGTGGCTAGGTGGAGCACTGTGATTGTAAGGTTCCAGCGATGCGTAGGAATCAAACTGTTTCGGTTGTTCAACTGGCAGTTGGAGGTCTGGTTCTGCCCTAAGGGAGAGGTCATCCCGCTGCACACCCACGAGCAGTGTGATTCCCGGATCACGCACTGGCTGGGTAACGTCGAGTGGATGATGGGCAACAAGCGGCGGACGCTCTGCGCGCGGAACATTGGCTGGACTAGGAGTGTCCCTGCTGGAGCGGTGCATGGTGCCAAGGTCCATTCGTTCGCGGTCTTCAGCAACCTAGAGATCTGGCGTGGCAAGCCTAGCAGTGCGGCTACAGACTTCGTCCCGGCATGAAGGAGATTGTCGCCATCTATCAAGAAGTCTGCCACGGACACCCGGACGCCTTGGCCTTTGTGGTGGCCTTCCACGCCTACTGCCACCAGATCGACGATCTCATCGACGGCGACACGGCCTACGACCCGGAGAGCCTGCTGCGGGTACTGATGTCGGCCAATGCCTTGTACTCGACGCCGTTCTATTTGCAGCACGCTTGGCGGCTTCAGCCGGTCATTGCGTCGATCACCAACACCTACGCGGATTCTGTGGCTTGGGAGACGTCTAATGAGCCTTGGAAGCAGCGAGTGGCTGACGTGATCCGGCAGTGCGGCAACGACATGATCCTGACCGTGGCGTGGATCGTGGGCGGTTGGTCGCTTATGCGGGCAATTTCATTGAGACTTCGAGAGGCAGCATACCACGATCAGCACGAGGACTAGTTATGGCCACTTACGGATATTCGACACCCTACACTGGGATGCGTCAGCCGGTACTTCCACCCGGTTACATGGAGGCTGCCACAGCGCCGGGACGAAACCTAGCCGCTGGCATCGCGCAGCTTGGTGCTGGTATCGGTCAGGCCATTCAACGGTATCGGGACAACAAGGCGCAGAACGAGGCTGCCATCCAAACCGGAGAGACGCTCTTCGGCATGGCCCAGCAGGCTCTGGCGTCCGACCCAAGCTATCAGGCGCTCCAGAACTACTACGAGACGGGCCAGTTGCCTCCCGGTGTAAGCGAGGCGGATCTCAATCGGTTTACGCAGAAGGTTCAGGCCGACCGCTCGATGCTAAACCGCATGGTGGCTATCGGTGACAAGTTCGGAGACATGAGCCTCGCCAAGAAGAAGGCGGCCATTGGTGACGTCGCCATGCTGCTTAACCAGTACCAGCAGCGCGGAGAACAAGAAACCACCCGTGCTCTGCGAGAGGCTCAACTAGCTCAGGCTCAGATCGCTGTTGGTCAGGCTCGTGCTGAAGAGCTTGGCCAGAAGCAACTTTCTGACGCCTTGCGTGCGGCTTATGGCGTGCAGGCTGGTCAGGCTCCTACGGTTCCGTTCCGAAGCGTCACTTCCGAGCTGCTGTCTCGGTACGGCAATCTTACCCCGGCGCAGCAGGCTCAGGTTGCTGGAATCGCAGAGCAGCGTGCGGCGACTCCTCCGGCTGGATTGGTTCCGATGGAGGCAACTGTTCGGACTCCTGCTGGTGGAACTGTGACCTATGGAAAGCCGGTGGATACGACTGTGACTTCGCAGCCGATTCCCGGGACTACAAAAGTGCAGGCATTGATGGGTGGAAAACCTATTGGTTCCCCAGTTGAGTCTAATCGTGTCGGAGATGTGGTGAATGCATACTCGGCGTTGCCTGAGAGTCTTCAAAAGACATCTGACAACTTGGCGAAAGACTTCAGGAACGAAAAAGCCATGCAGAACTTTAGCGTGGCTAGCGGATTCCAAAACCAGATCGACAGATTTATTCAAGACGTTGGAACGGACAAGTATACTGCAGCAGACGACATTGCTCTGATCTTCTCGTTTATGAAGACACTCGATCCCGGCAGCACTGTTCGTGAGGGAGAGTTTGCAACCGCATCAAACGCTGGAGGCATTCCTGAGCGAGTCTGGAATCTATACAACAAAGTAAAAGCTGGTCAGTTCCTTACAGATGAACAGAGGAAAGATTTCTCTAGAACTGCAAAGAAAAACCTCGATGGGCTAACTAAAGAAGCCAAGCGGGTTGCTTCAGGATATATGAGGTCAGCAAAAGACCGTGGGATTCCTGAGTTCCTTGTCGTTCCTGAGGGGACGTTTGGAGTGGAGTCACCTCAACAAGCTGGAGGTCAACCCGCTGAGGAGAGGAAAACCACTGGAGGCGTCAACTACACGGTCAAGCGCAACTAGCCTATGCCAATCGTCGTTGAGGTTCCGAATCGAGGAAGCATCGAGTTCGCTGACGGGACATCCGACGCGGACATAGACGCAATCGTAGCCAAGGAGTTTCCGCCCACTCAGGAGGACTCCTACCAGAAGGTGCTTGGATACGAGCAAGGCGCATCCGACGAGACGCCATCCAAGGACGAGTACCTAGCCTACCTGCAGGCAAAGAAGACCAAGCCGCTGCTGGGTGAGCGTCCGATGGCTACGCTTGGCGAGGCTGCGCTGGAGACCGGAAAGATGCTGGCCACGCTGCCGTATCGAGCAGGGGAAGCCATCAGCGAGACTGCCATCATGCCTCCCGAAGGCGTGACTCGTGGGGAAGCTATTGTTGGCACTGCTGCGGAGGTGGCTGCTAGGTCTGAGACGGGAGCTAGGAAGCTGCTTGGAGGACTTCAGGAGACCATCCTGTCAGAGATCGACAGCCTTGCGGAACGGTACGGCCAAACGCTTAGGTCTGATGACGACAAGTATCAGGCGTTCCTTGGGTTGGCTGACGTGAAGCGCAAGCTGGCCAAGGCTCAGATGGGTGAGCAACCAGCGGCTCAGGAGTTCCTACAAGCCTACAACATACCGCAGGAGGCTCTTTCACCGGCTGGACTTGAGGTTGGCGGCTTCGTTGCTGCGCCGGAGAACATCGCTTTCGCAGGTGGTGGAGCATTAGCAGGTCAGGCTCTGCGCGGTGCTGCTCGTGGAATTCCGTTCGTCGCTGGAACGGCGCAAAGAGTTGGAGCGGGACTTGGCACCGCTGCTCGTGTCCCAGAAGTTCAGGCCGGTCGAGCCGTCACTGCCATCACCGGATCCGAGGCTGCTGGTCAGGCTGTTGAGCGAGCAATTGGAACCGGAACGACTGGTGTGGCTGCCGCTGAAGCTCTAGGGCTACCTGTAGCTGGCAACATACCGATCCCCGGGGCTGGAATGGCAGCCAGTGCGATTGGTACCGCGAAGGCTGTTGGTGCTGGTCTTGAGACTCTTGGAGAGGCTGGAGCGATTTCTGGAGGTCAGGCTCTGTCTCCTATCCAGCGCGGCCTGCTTGGCTTTGGAGAGCGTATTGCGGCGCAGGAAGGTGCCTCTAGGGCTGCTCGTGCCTTCGGGAACGTCGTGGCTCGCACCGGGGCTGACGTTATCGTTCCAAAGACCGCGAGCATTCTTGTGCCTGCCTTGGGTGCTGGCGCTGCTGGTGGTCTGCTGGCTGGAATGACCGGCGAAGAGGGTGACCAGATTGCCGCTGCTATTGGTTCCGGATTTGCATTCGGCGGCATCGAGTCCGGCATTCGGATGGCTGCGGCAAAGGGTGTCTTCGATGCCAACCGTGTTCGTGCCACTGCCACTGAGGATCTCAACACGAGGCCGAATGACGTTCAGTTCACCTACGTCAATCCGACGACCAAGGCCGAGCAGACGGTTACGCTGAAGGACCGAGATGCTAGGGCGCAGATTTACGAGCAACTTGACGACAAGCAGTTGGTCAAAGCTCTGTCCGAGATTGCAAATGCTGAGAATGCTGGGGTCGATGTGGTCTTCCACAAGGACGGTGATCCTGTTCCTCAAGATCTTCAGCAGGTCAGGTACAAGGGCGTCGCCCTATCGACTGATAGCGTCAAGAGCGGTAGACCGACCATCCTCGTCAACGTAGACAAGGCGGTTCCAGAGACCATACCGCACGAGATCCTGCACGCACGCATTACGGCGGACATGGTGGCTCGGATTGGATCTCAGATCATCGAGGGCAACATAGACAAGGCTCAGTTCAAGTCGTTCGCAAACAAGTACGCACAGGCCATGCTTGCATCTGGTGCTCCAGCAAAGGCAAAGGCCATCTTTAATCAGGTCAAATCAGCATTCGACCCGAAGTTGCAACGCGCTCAACGCATCGACGCGCTTCGGTACATGGCTGATGAGTTCGCGGCCTATTACACGCAGGAGTTTCTGGCTGGTAAGGATCCTAAGACAGTCCTTCCGGGTCGGCTGCCTTCATTCTTCGAGGCTGCGTTCAACAGCGCGAAGGAAGCTGTATCCGACAAGTTCACGCAGAAAGCCTTGCAGAGCGGATTCGATCCGATTGCCAAGACGTTCTACGGGCCTGACGGCAAGCGCATCAAGATCCCGTGGATGGATGACGCCATCAAGCAGCTCATCATCGAGCGGAAGGGATTTGAGCCTAGCGAGCAGAAGCTGGACATGCGGAAGCTGACGCCAAACCAGCAGGCCGCATTGGTCATGTCTCGTGGCTTCGAGGATCTCTACATCCTCAACCCGGACGGCAGCATCGGAAGGCCAAAGACCGGGCAGGAACTGAAGCTGCAGGACATCGACATCGCACAGCGTGCCATCAAGCTGCTCGACTCGTTGCCTGCTGCGGATCGTGGAACAGTCACAGGACTCGACGCCAAGGGGAACACCGTCATCCAAGGTCGCCTTAGTCTTGCGGAGGCTGACGCACTTGCTCGCAGTGGCATCTTCAGCGCATCGACTTCCCGATACATCACCGAGATCGCTCGTGCTATTCAGGATGGATCGCTTCTTTTCGGCAGTTACTGGAAGGTGTACGGACCAAAAGGTAAACCGGGAGTCTATGGTGAAAACCAGAAGCTCTTCCTTCCATATGGTATAAGTCTCAACAGCGCAGGTGGCGTGCTGGTTAAGCTGGTGGACTTCGGTCGTGTACAGGCACGCATGGATGCCGCGTTGCAGAAGCAAGCCTACAAGAACCTGTTCCGATCCTACGATCAGGCGATGGCGACGCTGCGAGATGTCTATCTGAAAAACCTCGCTGACCCTAACGGCAAGCCTTCCGCTGAGGCTCTTGGCGGCGGCGTCGAAGGAGCTAGGAAGCGCAACTTCTTCAATGAGGTGATGGGTGCCGTCCCGAAGAAGGGTGACGTGATGATTAACGAGCCGACCGTTGGATATACGGCAAGTCGACAAGGAAAGTCTGTCTACGAAGACTACCGTATCGAGCGTATCCAGAACGTCGAGCAGACCGGAATGAAGATCCCGTGGTCTGGTGACATGGGCGAGCAGTCCAGCTACAGGCGTACCCAGCTCAATTTCCAGCCTGCGGAGGCCATCGGCGACAAGTCTGTCGAGAGCGATGCAAACGCGGGATTCAGGATTCTGTCTAGCCGAGGGAAGTTCCGGCTCTATTCACCGGACGGTGATCTCTTGGGGATCTACGACAGTGCAGGACAAGCCAAACTCAAAGCAGAGAAGACCTATGCCACTCAAACAAGGCTACTCACAGAAAACGATCAGCTCCAATATCCGACGCGAGATGAAGTCGGGCAAACCGCAGAAGCAGGCAATCGCAATCGCGCTCTCGACCGCACGCAAGTCCGAGAAGAAGGCGGGCAAGCACTCGGGCAGGTTCGACAAGAGGGGGATGTAGTCATCGCTCCAGACTCCGAGTCGTTCACCATATCAAAGGCCGACATTGGTAGGTTCATGCCTGCCAGTGACAAGGTCAGGCTGGAGGACTACGCGGACAGAAAGATCATCGCACTGGCAGCAGACAGGATGGGCATCGGAGAGATGTCTGTTGGACCTACTGGTGCGAAACGCAAGCTGAGTGTTCTAGGCCAAGGTGGTCGTGGCTTTATGAACATCTTCAACGGAGGTGGTTGGGCGTTCTCGGACGAGGCGACAGCCAGTCGTTTCCTGAAGAGACTGAACGCTGATGCGGACGCTGATGGAAACGTCATCGTTGGTATCACGGTGCAGAGTCCGATCAACCACTTGAAGAATCAGACAGGACAGCTTGCCTATGTGGAAGCCATGCAGGCAGCAATTGATTCAAGGACGATCACCAAAAGGGCTGCAGACTCTCAGGTTGCTGCAATGTCGTCAGCAATCGTCAACTCTGAGGCTCAGTCAATTAAGCAATCTGCCAGAGATAAATTCAGAAAGATCAACACGTTCTCGGACCTGAAGAAGGCTGTGAACCAGAAGCAACTCAACTTCGCTGACATGGAGCCTTTGCTCACTCAGATGCAGCGAAAGAAACTTCCAATCACAGCCAAGGAATTGGAAGCGGCAGGAATCTCCCCTGCAGACATAGCTCGCGACATTGCAGATCCAGAGCTTGCAGATGTTCCATTCGGTTCCGTGGTCGCATTGCTTGGAGTCAACGTGAAGCAGTCACCTGAGAGGACTGGATTCCACTACTCGTATCCTTGGACAATTCACGGAGAAGCCATCGGGTACCTCGACAAGTTCTACAACATCTCTGATCTCAGCACAGAGAAACGTATCCGAAACAGTCGTGGTGAAGTCACTGCCCAGCCGTTGCAGACGGTCATGCCGGTGATGGACAACATCATCAACACGATCAAGTCGAAGGAGGGAATTCCATCAGCCCCCAGCCAACGCTTCATGCCCTCCGACGCCGAGTACTTCTCAGCGGTGGAAGCTGGGGATACGGCCAAAGCGCAGGAGATGGTAAAACAGGCTGCAAAGAATGCTGAATATGATACCAGAGAGTTCTGGAGAAGCGTGAGAAGAGACAAGTATGGTGGAGAGTTGGAAAGCCGTGAGCAGAGCTATGTAACAAACGACAAGAAAGCGGCTAGGCAATATAAGCACGGTATAAAATATGCTCTTCAGAAGGTATACCCAAAGCTTGGAGACACGCTTGTAATAAGATCAGCAGAAGATCTTCAGCGTATTCTTCCTAACGAAGATTTTAGTGGTGATAATTATGTTTTTGAATCGTTAGATCGAGATTCTGTAAGAGAGCAAATCTGGGAACTTGGATATGATTCTGTAAAGTTTGAGGACCTGACTCCTGATAACACAATGACGCACGATGCATGGCTCTTGAAAGATTCAGGAACCATTAAGTCTGCGAATCCTATAACCCGCGACGATGCTGGTAACATCATCCCTCTGTCTCAGCGGTTTCAGTCGAGCAGCCCGGACATCCGGTATATGCCAGCCCCGGTTCCAGACCCCTCAATCCCGGGTGCCTACTCCATGTCCGGCTATCGGATCCTGCCCGGGAAGACCAAGGGCAAGCTCCGTGTCTACTCTCCAAGCGGATCTCTAGTCGGCGTAGTCGGCTCTGTGGATGACGCGCAGCGGATGATCCAGAAGAAGCTCCAGTAACATGGCCTACGATCCCAAGACATCCAACGCGCTGGTTAACAAGCTGCGGTCCGACGTTGACGGGCTGCTGGTGCGTAACGCGGTGCTCACGATGGAGCTGCCCACCGGAGAGGATGGTGGGTCGGCCACGATGGCCATCACGGCGGACATGACCACCATCACTGGTGACCAGACGTCGTACACTGCGGACCAGACTGTGGTGGATTGGACTCCTCGGGCCATCAACGAGGTCACCTACGATCAGGGTGAGACCGTGGAGCGGCTGGCTGGGAACACGTTCACGCTCCTTCCGGGCAAGTACAAGATCAAGGCGACCTTCGTCTTCCATCACACGCTGAAAACACGGCTAGCGCTGTGGAATGGCACGGATCAGACCACCGAGGCTTGGAGCATCAACGGCTACTTTTCTGGCAACGTCATGGGTGTCATCACGCTCGATGCATTGGTGGCCCCCAAGAAGGAGACTAGCTACCAGATCAGGTATCAGGTGGAACGAGCGCAGTCTGGGGATGGCTTGGGCATCGCCACGGACTTTGCTGGGGTACCGGAGCAGTACGGTGCGCTGGAGATCACGCGCATCAATCAGCTCAAGCCGTAGATTTCTGTAGAAAAGTGTTGTGCGGTGGTAGCTGGGTGGTATCTACTCCCCCGTGACAGCTAAACCGCGCAGGCCGGTCGCGCTCAAGACCGTGCAGATCGACGCCAACCTCCACCGCAAGCTCGTGGCCTATGCCCGGGATGGCGGCTTCAAGGTCAAGGCGTTGGTCGAGAAGGCAGTGCAACAAACATATATCCTACGATGAGCAACCTACCCGCAGTTACCACACAGAACACCGTCCACACCTACGACAAAGTCGCCGACCCAATGGCAGCCGCTACCCAGTTGGGTGAGTGGATCTGTCGCTCTGGAATGTTCGGTGCAGACCGTCCGGAGCAGGGCAACCTATTGGCTCTCCAGTGCATCGTGGAGCGCAAGCCACCGCTGGAGCTGGCCAAGCACTACCACGTCATCCAAGGCCGTCTCTCGCTTCGTGCAGACGCCATGCTGGCCCTCTATCGTGAGCGTGGCGGCAAGGTCGTCTGGAAGCAGTTCGATGCTCTCGGAGCGCGTGCCCAGTGGATCTACGACGGCAACGACATCGAGTTGGCCTATACCGCTGACGACGCCAAGGCTGCCGGATTCCTACCTGCTCGTGGCGGCTCCGGCTGGGCTAAGTTTCCGGCGGAGATGATGCGTGCGAGGCTGATCTCCAAGGCCGTCCGGATGCTCTGCCCGGAGGTCGTGACTGGCACCTATACGCCCGAGGAAATCGCTGACTTCGCGCAGCCCTCCCCGGTGCAGGTCCTCGCCACCCCGCCGCAAGCCAAGGCCGTCGACGTCGAGGTTGTGCCTGCCGCAGTTACGGCTGACGAGCCCAAGCTCACCCTGCAATCACAGGTAGTCGAGCTGCTGGCCAAGGCTGACCTGCTGGCTGCTGGCCGGGACTTCCTCATCAGCAAGTCGTGGATCACCGCTGCCGAGACCATCAAGGACCTGTCCGATTCCCGGGCTGCGAAGATCCTCGCCAAGCCTGAGGCGTTTACGATGGCAGTGTCAGCTCACAAGGTGACCACGGAGGCCGCATGACCTTTACGGCACGACCTTCTGCGCTACCGGCGCTGGCGAAGTCCCCTCGGTACGAACCCGGTCCTCCAACGGCTGCTGCCGAGGCTGGTACCGATCGGCATCTGGCTCTGTCCGAGATGTTTGCTGGCAAGACCGCACTGGTCTCGATGCTTCCTGACGTGGAGCGCGAGGCCGTCGAGTGGGCCTATGCCTATGTCCATGCGAGGATCATTATGGGCTCACAGATTCAGTCAGAGCTGCCCGTGGACATCCTCCGTGACAGCAAAGTTGTCCTGCAAGGCACTGCGGACGTCGTGGTGGGCAACCAGTTGTTCGATCTGAAGTGGCTCGAGCGCAACTACGCGGAGCAGATGGCGGCATACGCTCTTGGGCTGATGCAGGCGCATGGACACAAGGAGATCATCGTCCACCTGATGTTCGGTGAAAAGCGCATTGCCAGCCGTTACACTATCACCCGGGAGCAGGCTGAGAACATCGTCTACCCTATCCTCGATGCGGTGAACGACCCGACCACCAAGTGCCGGATCTCGGACTACTGCGGATGGTGCAAGCACTCGACCTACTGCAAGGTGCGGCTGGCCGAGATCAACAAGGTGGCTGATGGCTACGAGATGGTGCAGGTGGACGATCTTTCGGTGGCATCACCGGAGTCGTTGGCCAAGGCCCTTAACCTAGCCAACGTGGCGTCCAAGTGGGCTGATGAAGTGAAGGAATACTGCACGTTGGCAGCCAAGGAAGGCGTGGACATCCCGGGCTACTCGCTCAAGAGCAGGTCCGGTAGCCGAGAGATTGCACCGGAGCAGATCAACGAGGCGTTCGGTCGGTCCGGGCTGTCCTCCGAGGCGTTTATCCGTTCTTGTAAGCTCTCGATTACGTCGCTCATAGCCGAGTACCAGAAGATGGGGCTGACACGAAAGGATGCCGAGAATCGTGTCACAGAGCGGCTGGATGGCCTTATACGGCACCGCCCGGCGTCCACCTACCTAGCCAAGGATCGCTCGTGAAAACTCTCGTAGCGGTCGATCCCGGCGCTTCTGGCGGCCTTGCTATCCGTGACTGCGGTGGATCCATCTGGTTGCAGCCTATGCCGGACACTCTGCCAGCCCTGATAGGCATCCTGAGAACCTACAAGACGGCGGATGCGGAACTCTGGATCGAGGAGGTCCCAAAGTTCACTGGGCGCAACATTCCCAGTAGCACCACGGCAGTGCTGTTCCAGAACGTGGGCCGAGTCGAGGGCGCAGCAGTGGCTCTTGGCTACTCCCTGCACCGGGTCCCGCCCAAGGTCTGGCAGGAGCCGCTTGGGTTGGGTGGTCGCAAATCGGTCGACACGCAGGCCCAGTGGAAACGGAAGCTCAGGGGAAAGGCTGAGGAGTTGTACCCAACGCTTGACATCACCCTTGCCACGGCTGATGCAGTTCTTGTCCTCCACTTTGTTCTGGGTGGGGGACGCTAGTAGGTTGGTTGCATAGGGTGGGCCGCGCATACCTGACCACGCGGATCAATTTAGCGCATCGAGTGGTGCGTGACCCCGGCATGGTTCTTTCCCCTCCTAGGTGGACCCAAAGCAGCTTACGGGCTGGTGCCGGGGTGTTTCTTTCTACTACCTTGAGGCGTGGACGCTGCCTCTCGGATCAACGAACTGACCTCCATGGTCACGGCTCTGAGCGACGAGAACGAGCGACTCAAGGACACGATTGGATTCCTGCTGGATAAACTCGATGAAAACGAAGAACGACTTCTGGGAGTGCAAGACAAAACCAAGCACCGTGGTGGACGTGTGGGGCGAGGCGGAGCTGCGAGTGGGCGAGATGAAGGAGAAGGCCACGGTCTACGAGCGAAACGGCAAGCTGTACATCCGGAGAACCCCTGAGTTCCAAGCGAAGTTCAAGAAGATTCCGCAGTCCTGACACGCACGGAAGGCCCGTAAACATTGATCAGAATGGTGCTGAAAGATTTCTGTATTTTTCTGTAGACGACATGAGAGACCTGTGGTTAACTATTCCCCGTAGCAAGTAACCAACAACAACAAGTAACTTAACAAGAACATGAACACCGCAACCGCAGCGCAGACCGCAACCTACACCAAGCTGAACAACGGAGACTGGGGGATCAAAGTCACTGGAGACATCTCCACCGGAGCCAGCGTGACCGTGACCAAACGAGACGGCAGCACCAAGACCGAGATTGTCGGCAAGGTGGTCTGGACCGGAAAAGACAAGTACTCCAACGCTGATGTGTCCATCTGCACAGTGCAGCAGGTCCAGCGCGTCTCGTGCCGTCCGGCCTACCGTGGTGGACGCAGGGAGTGCGATGAGTGCGGAGACTATGTGACCGCTGGCACCCGCTGCTGGGAGACCGGCATGATGCACTGATGATAATGATCCACAGACTTAACTTAACCAGTAACTCGCATGTATCTTACCAAGTATCTCGTCCTGTTTGCTCTCGTCGCAACCAACGCTCTCGCTCTCGACGCCAACCGCATCGCTGACGCCATCTACCGTGTGGAGGGTGGTTCCAAAGCTAAGTCCCCATACGGCATCCTGTCGGTCAAAGTCAAAGACGCCACCGAGGCTCGCAAGGTCTGCTTGAACACGATTCGCAACAACCACCGCCGCTGGGAGGCCGCTGGTAAGCCGGGCAAGTTCCTCGACTTCCTCGCTGACCGCTACTGCCCCGAGAGCGCGGACCCCGTTGGCAACCGCAACTGGAAGAAAAACGTTCGTTCTATCAGCGGCCTCGACTTCTGAGGGGTGGACATCACCTACATTTTTTGCAGCGCAACACAACACAGACACCATGAGACAACGACCACCATCCATGCAGATCACGGACTCATTACCTGCGGAGCCGATGATCAGTCAGCAATACATGAACGCGAAATATAAGGCTTGGCTACAGAGGCGTGGCCTGACCGACCCAGCATTCGCCGAGGAACTCAAAGCCTTCGAGCACCGCAGCAAGTTGTCCTTCAAACGCAACAAGAACACAAAGGGGAAGAAGCGATGAACCAAAACCTGAAGATGGCCCTGATACTCTGGGGAGTAGTGGCCCTGATGACACTGGGATACGTACTCGGGAGGATGGGAGCATGAGCACACCACGTACAGACAACCACACCTTCCGGCTTCTGGGCCGAGAGCTTCCGCTGCCGTCTCTGATAGCCGAGGCGCGTCGAATGGAGCAGGAGCTGGCCGAGTTGCGTAACCCGGTAGGCTACAAATCCAGCAAGATCGGCAGGCCAAGCATCGCAAAGCATATCGCGGACAAGATCCGAGCACTCCCAAGAGAGGTGACGCTGTCTGCTGCGGCTCAGGCGCTTGGCGTGTCCGAGACCACCGTGGCTCGCTATAGGAGGGGCACTAGATGAGCGAACGAGTAACCGTCAGAGAGTATCAGACACGCCCGGGAGTCTGGGTCGTGGACGCGGACTTCGCGCACCGTTTGGCTGACGAACTAGCCGAGGCAAAGGAACGCATAGAGGAGCTTGAGGGTCTGCTCGCTGGAGAGAAGTGGATCTCCGAAGACCGCAAGGCGCTGGCAGAGGTCATCCGGATTGTGGAGGCCAAGTCATGAAACAAACACTGACTAGTTTTTGTTACACCAACATACGAGGATTCCTCGTGAATTGAAAACCATGAGAAACACAAACAAACAAGCGATGGTGATTGAGTTTATGAAGTCCTTCGGACAAAAGACTCTACTGTATCAAGCACTTCCAGACGCCGAGACAATCAAGCTGCGCGTTGAGTTGATTATGGAAGAGGCTCAAGAGCTAGGCGCATCGGACAACCTGACTGATTACTTGGATGCTGTTGTAGACCTGTTGTACGTTGTCTACGGAGCAGCAGTGTCCGCAGGGTTTCATTCGTTAGATATAGAGAATGCATTCATTGAGGTGCATGAATCAAACATGTCCAAGTTCTGGACGAACGGTGAAAAGCTGACCCATGAGAAGTATGTTGGAGATCTGACGTTCACAAAGTCAGGAGACAGGTGGGTCGCTCGCAACAAGATGGGCAAGGTCATCAAGTCGCCATCGTATCACCCAGCAAGACTATCCCAATTCATTAGAAGCGAAACATCCCAATTCATTAGCAGCGAAACATGCAAGCAACCCTGACATTTAACCTGCCAGACGAGAGCAACCTGCACTATCACGCAGTTCACGCCCTTGAGTACAAGATCACCTTGGATGAGATCCGCGAGATGCTGCGTAGCAAGGTGAAGCACGGACACAACTACGAGAGCACGGAGCAGGCACTGGAAGAGATCTATCAGTTTGTGTGCTCCACTATTCAGGAATGCTACGGTTTCCCTGAATAACGTTGAAAAACGCTTGCCAATCTTGAATAAGACGTTCTGTGAACATCAGCAAGGCCCGCAAACGGGTGATGGCCATCGGCTGTTCCCATGGGTCACGGGCCAATCCCAAGGCGCTGGAGGCGGTGCTACGCTTTCGGGAACGCTACAAGCCGCATGAGGTGATACATCTCGGAGATGCCTACGATCTGGCGGCACTCCGAGCAGGCTCACTGGGCAACCCCAACCAAGCCGATGCTGCCGACGACTACCTAGACGACATCGGTGAAGGTGCGAAGTTCCTCAACCAGCTCAAGCCAACGGTGTTCACCATCGGTAACCACGACGAGCGAGCTAAAATGTACCTGCACCATCACAACGCGGTGATCCGTGGCTTCGCAGAGGCGGTCTGGGAGAAGATGATGGCACCGATTGAGAAGCATTGCCGGGTCAAGATCCTGAAGTATGGAGTCCTTCCAGACTGTTGGTTCAAGCTCGGAGGGTTCAGTTGGGGCCACGGAGTGCTCTATGGAGAGAACTACCTCAGAGACTCCGCCGAAACCTTTGGAAACTGCGTCGTCGCCCACGCTCATCGGGCTGGTATCGCTTACGGACGACGATCAGACAATCCAGTGGCACTCAGCCCGGGTACGCTCGCTGACCTGCCTGCTATGGAGTATGCCCACCGAAGACGGTCCACGTTGGCATGGAGCCATGGCATCGTATTCGGAGAGTACACGGATACATCAGCGCAACTGTATCTCCACCAGTGGCCACAGAACGAGCAGCAATGGACTCTTCCGAGCTTCTGAAGTCGTTGCGGGATGCGGTCAGCAATCGGTCGGAGACGGTGCCTCCGGGCTGGATGACCGCAGATGAATACGCTATTGAGTGGGGGCTGTCCCGGACGCAGGCCAATCGACTTCTAAAAAGAGGCGTGGATGCCGGGCTGATCTCAGGAAAACAATTTCGGATCAAGACAGAGAAACGAGGAGTGTACCCGACATGGCATTACACAGCAAAAAGCGAGGAAACGAAGTCCAAGGCGACCCAAAGCTCTCGGACGCGGAAGTGAGGGAGCTACTCGACGATGCTCCTAGACTGGTCGAGCGGGCTATCCTCAAGGGGTGGATCCAGCCGCCCAAGTACAGACTCACCGACGCCCAGATTGACAACCTGATGCGCCGCTAGTATCTCAGCACTGTCCCTTGCGTGAGGGACCGGGAGTAGCGTCCCGAAACAACGAATGAACAACCCAGAACCATCAACCCAGCCAATCCCGGCAGGCTTCAAGGAGCATCTTCTGCTTCCTCGTTGTGCCTACGCTACCCGGGGTTGGTTGGGTTGGTGCTTTTGTTCAAGGAGTTGATGAATGAGTTGGCATTGTTCGCAGGCGCTGGAGGAGGAATTCTCGGCGGTCACCTGCTTGGCTGGAGATGCGTCTGCGCCGTTGAGATCGACGAGTACGCAAGACGGGTGCTCATCGAACGGCAGAACGACGGATGTCTCAGACCATTCCCGATCTGGGATGACATCACAACATTCGACGGGAGACCATGGTCTGGACGGGTGGATGTCGTCACTGGAGGCTTTCCATGCCAAGACATCAGCGCAGCCGGGAAAGGTGGAGGAATTGAGGCCAGCCGATCTGGACTGTGGAAACACATGGCGAGGGTTGTCGGTGAGGTTCGACCTTCATACGTCCTCGTGGAGAACAGCCCTCTCCTTGTTTCCAGAGGACTTGCCGTGGTCCTCGGTGATCTTGCCGCGCTGGGGTATGATGCGGTCTGGGGAGTTGTGGGAGCGGACCACACCTCTGCGCCGCACAAGAGGGATAGGATCTGGATCTTGGCCTACCCCAGTAGCCTCAGAGGGCAGGGACAACAACGTCTCATGGGAATCCCTAGCCAAACTAGACAAGGGTGGACGAATCGCGAGGCGCATGGCGTCCCTTGGTCTTCCGGAGACCCGGCGGACCAAGAGATCGGCACTGAATCCCATGTGGCTAGAGTGGCTGATGGGGTGGCCAATCGGGTGGACCGCATGCGATGCATCGGAAACGGTCAGGTTCCAGCAGTGGTGCGCCTTGCATGGAAAACTCTAGTCACATCAATCCAATGAGAATACGAACCATCAAGCCAGAGTTCTTCCTGCATGAGGGTCTCTATCAGGCTGAGATCGAGGAACAGTTGCCGTTACGCGTAGCGTTCGCAGGCCTGTGGTGTGCTGCTGACAGGGAGGGACGCTTCAAGTGGGAGCCAAGGCGTCTAGGGATCCAGATTCTGCCTTACGACAACGTGGACTTTTCACGCGTGCTTGACGCGTTGACCACGCGTGGCTTTCTCGTGAAGTACGCGTCGGGAACGGGTGTTTTTGGACACATTCCGGGCTTCCTTCGACATCAGGTTATAAACAACAAGGAGAAGGCTTCAGACATACCAGAGCCTACCGCGGAAAACATCGAAATCATTGGAGTTTCCGAAGATATTCAACGCGTGACCGACGCGTGCGTGACGCGTGAGCCTCGCGTGACCGACGCGTGCCATAAGGAAGGGAAGGGAAGGGAACAAGGAAAGGAACAAGATAAGTCGCCTTGGGTTGTTGCCTTTGATATCGAGTTGCCGGAGATCCTTCGGACCGAGAACTGTCTCGAAGCCGTGAAGCTCTGGCTGAAGTACAAGTCGGAGCGTCGCGAGGGTTACAAGCAGACCGGACTCAAAGCGGCACTGACGAAGTGGTCCAGAGAGTTCACGGCGGCTACGTTCCCGTCTGCGGTTGACCACTCCATGGCGAGCGGATGGTCTGGAATCTTTCCGCCCAAGGAGTCGTACCAACCCCAGCCTCAACGCCACGCCCCTGACACCAGCAAGTACACGGCGGAGCAGATCGCCCTCATGGAGGCCATGGGATGAACTCGGACGCCTACTTCGCGCCCAAGGATGAGCTGGGAATCCTAGGGGCATGTCTCTCCGGCGACACGGACGTGGCCTCCGAAGTGGTCTCATTGGTTCAGCCGGAGATGCTGGTCAACGAGGACGTCAGGTTCACGTTGGAGCTTATAGCCGGACTGGTGCGCCAGAACCAACCGGCGTCCATGGAGAGGCTCACCAAGGAGTGGAACAAGGCTCACGGGTCATTGGAGATCCCGATGGCCACTTGGGCAGAGGCCATGTCCTCGTGTCCCTCAGCCAGCATGGTCAGCTACTTCGCGGACAACATACGCGAGGCGCACCTACGTCGTAAGCTGCGGGAATTGGGTTCCAAGATCATCGAAGGCTCCGGGAACTCAGCGGTGAGCATCGACGAGGTGCTCAAACAAGTGGAATCCGGAATGGTCCTAGACTCGGCACCACAGACCGACTCATGCAATGCTAAGGATGCCATCGTCAGCTTCATCGAGGCCACGCAGGAACGTTGGAAGCGCAACGGTGAACTGAGCGGCGTGCCGACTGGCATACCAAGGCTCGACTCCATGCTCGATGGCCTGCAATACCGGGAGCTTACCCTAGTCGCCGCACGTCCCAGCATCGGCAAGACAGCCATGGGCACCTCCATCGTGGCCAACGCTACGGTGCTGCACAAAGTCCCCACCCTGTTCGTCTCCTGCGAGATGTCCACCAATGCCATCACCAGACGCCTCGTCTCGTGCATCTCCGGGGTGTCCATGCAGTCGATCAAGACGGGTCAGCTCAAGGACAACGACATGGCCCGGATCCAAGCGGCCAACATCAAGATCAAGAACTCACCGATCCACTTCTTAGACCTATCCGCTGGGGCTAAGATCGGCACCGTAACCTCAGCCATCCGACGAGCTGTCCGGAAGCATGGCATCAAGCTGGTAATCGTGGACTATCTGCAGAAGATCGGCGCAAGCGGACGCTACGAGAAGCGAACCTACGAGGTGGCCGAGGTATCCGGAACGCTGAAGGCTTGTGCAGCTTCGACTGGAGTGGCTATGTTGGCTCTCGCGCAGCTCAACCGTGAATCCGAAAAGGAGAAGGGACGTAAGCCAAGACTCAGTGACCTAGCAGACTCTGGACAGATCGAGCGAGACGCAGACACGGTCCTCCTCCTAGACCGCAACCGAGTAGAACCAAGAGGTGAAGCCACTATCTCAATCGCAAAGCAACGAGACGGCGAGTGTGGACTGGTGACATGCCATTACGAAGGTGCCTATTGTAGATTTGAACCTGCGCTGTTGCAGGATTCGTAAACAAACAAACATAACATAACATGATCAGATGCAACATTAACGTCAGCAAAGTAGATAAACAGTATCTGTACGAAGGTAAGACCGGTAAGTTCCTCGAAGTAACCCTTCTGGAATCCAAGAGCGGACCGGACAAGTACGGCAATGATGGTTTCATCGTCCAAGGCGTCTCCAAGGAAGCCCGTGACCGAGGTGAACGTGGACCCATCATCGGCTCATGGAAGCACTCGACCAAGGCTCCCCGTCCAGCAGCTACCCACACCCCGGTAGACGACAACCTGTTCTAAGACCCTACAAGCCCCTAGGAGATGAGTTGCGCTATGGTGACCCTCGCCAGAGAACAAAACGCCTCCTAGGGGCATCCTAGCTCCAAGAAACAGCATCGCATGGAAGACCTAGAGTACGCACTACGCATGATCCCACCCGCCTACCGGGATTGGGTGGTCCGTAGTGTCAGATCAGGCAGTGCCTCACCAGAGCAGGTAGCCGCTAGGTTCTCCATGTCCGAGTCAGACCCAGCCTATAGGCTCATCATCCGAGGCTTTGAGCATATTCGTATTGCTCCGGAGTCATATCTCAATGCAATGATTGATAAGGTAATTAACTAAGTATAACTATACTCTAAGTATATATGTCTAATAAGATCAAATCAGTGGATATCATCGAGAAACCACCGTCGGTACATGTCACCTGCTACGCTTATGGTGATATGCACTCCGCGGTATTAACCTCTTGGATAGATCTCGCTAATTACTTTGCTCAACGTACTCGCTACGCTGCTTTGCGTACTATCAGAGAGGATGCGTTAATCTCTCGCTCTAGGTGTAGAGCTACCAAGTTCTTTTTGGATGACGACAAAGACGTCTGGATCCAGTTGGACCATGACATTCAGTTCTCAACAGCGGACCTGATGATCATGGCGGACCTAGCGCACAAGCACCAAGCAGCCGTCTGTATGCCCTACTCCTGCAGGGCACTACCTCCTAGGCCAGCCTATCGCCCCAAGCCCGAGGCTACTCCATTGGAGGATGAGCCTAGCCTCACACCCATACTATTCTTTGCGAGCGGTGCCGTAGCGATACCCCGTAAGGCTCTGGAGCAGTCTCTGGAGATCCTAGCCACCGATGCCGTGCCACACCCCTACCGCATAGACTGGGCTAACGACGAGATGGCAGGCATGTTCCCAACGCTCTGGCTGCCCTTCCTGCTCGAATGCGACAAGGGTAAGGATTACCTCTCCGAGGACTACGCAGCCTCAGCCCGGCTCACACTTGCTGGGGTCAAACAGTACATGTACACCCCGCAAGAACGCCTGCGTCACTGGGGAGACTTTAACTTCACGCTCTGATGGGTAAGCCCACCAAGGCAGTCTCGCAGAACACACTAGCCAAGCTGGCCAACACGGACCGGAACATGGTTTCTTGGGCTCTGCGTGACGATCCACGCTGCCCGAAGGCCCTAGCAGATAAGATCAAGGCCCTAGCCGAGGAACACGACTACAAGGTCACCAATCACCCCGGACAGCACCACAACTCCAAGCTCACCCAAGACATCGCAGACACAGTCGTGGAAGGTGTGCTGACCAACAAGTCACTCGCCAAGATCTCGGACGAAACCGGCCTATGCCAAGGCACCGCGTTCAAGCTCGTGCGAGGCGTCAAGGTGCCACAGGACTACCCGGACAACGAAGAGGCTTGGCGGTCAGACGTTACCGGGTTTCTCGAGGTAGCCATCTGGAAGGGGACCAGAAGGCTGGCGGATACGGCGATCGAGGAGATAGATAGTAGGACCCTACCCATATCGCTGGCTGTGGCTATTGATAAGTTAAACACATTAAAGGGCCAACCCACGTCAATTCACGCTTCTTTATCGTTAACGGCAAGCCACCGGGACCTGATGAAGGAGCTAGGCACCAAGGGCCAACAAGACGTTGTCGAGGTCGAGACCAACGCAGAGGTGCTCCCGGAAGGCTCCTGAACGCAGGGCACAATAGGTATTATATTTAATTGAGAGGATCTGATGCCAAGCATAAGCCAGTATCATCGTGAAGAATCCGAGTCGGTCATACCGGATGCGTCAGGCATAGGGGGGGAGGGGGTCGAGCATTCCGAGGGGCCGACAAAGGCGACGCATTCTTCAGAGAGAAAAAACTTTGCAAATCGCCCTGCCCGGAAGTGTCTGACCTGCTCCAAGTCGTTCATACCGGACAAGGAGACCAACCGCTTCTGCCGTGAGAAGTGCAACATCGCGTGGTGGAACGAGCAGCCGCAGCATCCTGTGATCCCGAAGGTCCGTGCGGATCATCCCCGAGCCTTGGAGCTACGCGACCAGCGGACCCAACTGTGCTTGCTGGAGAAGGCTGATCCCTTCACCTACGGTTTCGTACCGGACCACTGGGAGCTGGCGAATCGGGTATGGGCTGAGTGTAGCGAGTTGCTGATCTCTGGTGGCAACCGGGCTGGGAAGACCCTGTGGGCCGCTAGGCGGGTGGTGGAGACGCTGCTGAGCAAGGAGAACTGCAACGTGCTGTGCTGCCATACCAGCAACGCCACGAGTGTCACGGTGCAACAGCCTGCGATCTACCAGTACCTACCGGTGGCTTTGAAGGCGACGAAGAAGGGGAAGATCCACTACCTGAACTACAGCCGGAAGAACGGCTTCACGGATGGCTCCTTCATCTTGCCCAACGGTTCGAGGTGCGACTTCCTGAACTACACGCAGTCGGAGAACACGATTGAGGGTCGGGAGGCGGACCTGATCTGGTGCGACGAGCTGGTGCCGCAGAGCTGGGTAGATACGCTGAGGTACCGGTTGGTTACACGCAGGGGCAAGCTGCTGGTGACCCAGACCCCGCTGGAGGGTGTGGCGAGCGTGTACAAGGAGTTCACTGGTGGGGCTGCCATTACCGAGTGGCACAAGGGTCAGATGCTGGTTGGGAAGCAGGGATTGCCCACATGGCCTGTAGGGAAGGCACCTAGGGTTATGCGGCTGGAGAAGCAGAATCGGTCCACGGTGTTCTTCTTCTCTGAGGACAACCCCTACAACCCGTGGGATGAGATGCGTTCCAAGCTGGTGGGAGCGCCGATGGGGCAGATCCTGACGCGTGCCTATGGCTGGGCTTCTGACAACATCGGCAAGGCGTTTGCGAGGTTCCGACCCGAGACGCACTGCATACCTAGAAGCAAGATTCCGGATGGGGGCACGCTGTACATGGTCTGCGACCCGGCTGGCAGCCGTAACTGGTACTGCCTATGGCTATTGGTCTACGAGGACGGGAGGAAGGTGGTGGTGCGCGAGTTCCCGGACTTCACCGGGTACGGCGAGTGGGCGCTGGCAAGCGAGAAGGCGGACGGGAAGCCGGGGCCAGCGCAGACGTTGGAGGCGGGTCGGAGCGTCATCGAGTACCGGCAGCTATTCAGGACCATCGAGGAAGAGATTGGCCGTGGTGAGCCGGTGATGCGGCTGATTGACCCGAGGGCAGGTGGCAGTCCGGCACTCAGCGAGCAGGGTGGTACAACATTGATTGACCTACTGGCCGAGCCTAGCGATCAGGACGATGGCATGGCGTTCATTCCAGCCCCGGGTGTGCCGGTTGACCAGCGTACGGCTGCCATCAACTCGGATCTGAGTTACGACGCCACCAAGCCACTGACGTCACTCAACGAACCGCGGCTCTACGTGGTCGACGATCTTCACAATCTGATCTGGTGCATGAGCGAGCATACTGGGAGGGATGGGCAGAAGGGTGCATCGAAGGATCCCATCGACTGCTTGGGCATGCTGCTTATCTCCAAGATCGAGCATGTGGGTGCCGGCGGGCTGGATAGCTACGGCGGAGGGGGGTATTAGCGTTGCTTTTTAAGCAAAAAGAGACCAAAGGGCTGCAGATGCAATACGCAACGAGCTACAAGACCAGTGGTGATGCAATGGCGCATGTGGGTGACGCGCCGGACGTGGGGGCGCTGAACGAGGAGCTGCGCCGTGCGGCAACGGACTTTGGTCTGGGGACGAGGGTAGGGCAGGCCGAGAACACCCGGTACTGCCGCTGGGACGGTCAGAGCGGGGACGGCAAGAAGTGGAACGACAACCAGCCCAACGGGAAGATGGCTTTCCCTTGGGACGGTGCCTCCGATACGCGGATCCCGCTGGCCGACGAGGTGGTCAACGGGCTGGTCGATGTGTGCTCCACGGCCTTCTGGCGCTCGATGCTGCGCGTGGCTCCCACCAACGTGCGTAGCTTGGACACCGCGGTGACGGCGCACAGCCTCATGGACTGGGTGATGAACCAGAAGCTCTACACGGACATGACCCGTGAGGTGGAGCTGCTGAGTCAGTATCTGTGGACCTACGGCTGGGCCGGATGCCATGTCTCGTGGCAGCAGGAGATCGGGCAGAAGGAGCAGTACGTCACGGTCGAGCAGCTCATGCAGATCGCGGCTCAGAGCCCTCAAGGAAGCGTGCTGGCGGACCTGCCGAATCTTCTAGCGAATCCGGATGCCACCGATCAGTTGGCCGAGCTGCTCATGGCGGCTTTCCCGAATCTCAAGAAGCGCAAGGCTCTGGAGTGTGTGAAGGATCTGCGTGAGGAGGGTGAGTGCGAGATCTATGTGCCGACGCTGGTGAAGAACTCTCCGAGTGTTGCGGCGTTGGCTCCCTATGATGAGCTGGCTTTCCCGCCGGAGACGACCGACATCCAGTCTGCGCGTGTGGTTTTCAGGCGTTGCTACATGACCGAGATCGAGGTGATGCAGCATGTCGAGACCGACGACTGGGATGAGGAGTGGGCCAAGCAGGCGATTGCCACTAGGGGACGGTTCTCCAACTTCTCTGACTACACCTACACGATTGGGCTGACGAATAATGCGGTGCTCGACCGTGAGAACCTGATCGAGGTTGTCTACGCGTATCAAAAAGCGCTCGATGAGGACGGTGTCCCGGGCGTTTACTGCACAGTATTCTGTCCACAAGTGGGCAATGCTTGGGGCAAGTTCGAGTTGATCGACTACGAGCACGGGCAATATCCGTTCATCGTGTGGCGTTCTGAGGTGATCCACCGAAAGATCGTCGAGAGCCGTGGCGTTCCGGAGATCTGCGCGACTTGGCAGAACGAGATCAAGGCCCAGCGCGACTCGATCTTCGACTACACGAGCCTCAACACGATTCCTCCCATCCAAGTGCCAAAGACTCGGGGCGGAAACCTGCGTCTAGGGCCTGCGGTGCAGATTCCGGTGCTGCGTCCGGGTGAGATCTCGTTCATGCAGCCGCCTGCCCGGGAGCCGAGCGTGGCGTTTAACCTCATCGCAGCCATCGAGACGCAGGTGGATCGGTACTTCGGAAGGCCCACCGAAAAGGTGCCTCCTGCGCTCACCCAGATGCGTCAGCAACGGCTCGTAAACAACTGGCTGCACGGCTGGACCGAGGCGTTCCGGCAGGTCCTGAGCCTTACGTTGCAGTACACCGGGCCAGAGGAAGTGGCGCGTATCACCGGCAGCAACGTTCCCCTGAGCACCAACGTCCAAGAGTTCGATGTCAGCCTCAAGTTCGACGTGCGGGAGCTGCAGACCGACCTTGTGACCGAGAAGCTCAAGGCGCTTTCGAGCCTCGTGTTGCCTCTGGACAGCGTTGGTGTGGTGGATCGCACCAAGCTCGTGGGTCTGGCGTTGCGTGCGATTGATCCGACGCTTGCGAATGAGCTTATCATGCAGGCTGGACCGGCCTCGCAGAAGATGTTCGACGAGACCAACGACGAACTTGGCCTGATGAGCCTTGGAAATCCTCCGAAGCTGCGTGAGAACGATCCTACGGCGCAGGCTCGGTTGAACTTCGCGCAGCAGATCCTGCAGGCGAACCCGAAATACCAGCAGCAGGTTCAGCAGGATCCGTTGTTCCAAGCGAATTTGCAGAAGTACGTCGAGAACCTGCAATTCAGCGTGCAACAGCAGCAGAACGCGGTCACTGGACGGCTTGGTGTGCAACCCGGAGCGACTCCTCAATGAGAATGACCGACGAACAGCTCAAGATGGCGCTGGGTGGTGTGGGGGAACATGAGCCGGTGCTGCGTGCATTGCGGCAGGTGCTGGGTGAATTGATTGCTGACGAGGTCTCCGCAGCGATCAACTCGGCACTGACTCCAGAGGCGCGGGCCTACAACTGTGGAAGGGCGGCTGCTCTATCGGATGCACGCTCGTTCCTCGTGGAGATGGGTCTGAAGCTGGACGTGGAATAGCTGCGGCTTTGCGGGTTTAGAACCCCTGTTTTCGGTACAGTCCCCACAAAAGCGGGACTTAAATGGTTTTCAAAGATAGGGGGTCTAAACCTGCAAACCCACAGACCCATAGAAAACCCACAAAAAACCCACAGGAATCCTAGAACTCAGCAAAAACATAAGGAATTTCACTGAAAAACAGACCCACAGAAAACCCATAAGCTGAGACCGGGTGGGTTTCTTGTGTAAATTCCAAGTTGCTGAGTTATTTTTTCTTTGTTGACGTTAGCGATAACGTGGTTCATCAGGGCTTCAGCTTTCTGGGTTTAGCGTTAAACCCTGTCGTAGTATGCCCGACTTGCAGGGCCTAAAAAGCATGGAAGCAACACAAACCGGGGAAGCGACACCCCAACAAAACACGGCACAACCGCTCAACCCGCTCCCGCTCGACACGGTGGCGTTGGCGAAACTGTTGGAGACTCGGTTCTCTGAGAATCCGAAAGCTGTCGAGGAACCGGAACCAGCCGCTGCGAGTGCAGATGAGCCGGTTGCCGAGGAGTCAGCGTCCGAGACTGCTGAGACCGGGGAGGCGACACCCGTGGAGGATCCCGCTGAGGAAGAAGAGACTTCTCAGCAGACTGAAGACGCTACCGAGGACGAACCGGCTGGAGTCCAGAAGCGCATCAACAAGCTCGTTGCCCAAAAGAAGGAAGCCGCAGCAAAAGCGGAAGCCTTGGAGCGGGAGCTGAATGAGGCGCGGACGAAGCTGGAAGCTCTTGAGCAGCAGGCGGCAGTACCGCAGGCGGCAGCGACGACCGATAACCCGTTCTCCGACATCTGGGACGAGGCGAAACTCAGCGATGAGTACCGCAAGGCCCGGGAGTTGAAGAGATGGTGCGAGGACAACGCTGACGGATGCGAGGTGGGCGGGAAAGAGTACAGCGCGGATGAGATCAAGGCGATTCGGCGACGAGTCGAGGATGCCTTGGATGTTCACATCCCAACGCGGCACCAATTCCTCAACACTTACAAACAAGTGCGGCCAGTTGCGGAGGCATCGTATCCTTGGTGGAAGGACCGGAGCAATCCGACGTATTCGGAAGCGCAGCAGGTGTTGCGGCAGATGCCACAGCTTGCGTCGTTTCCGGATTATCAGATTGCCATCGGTGACTTCCTAGAAGGTCGGAAGGCTCGAATGGAACGCGAGAAGAGTGCGAAGGTTGCAAAGGCCCCTGTGAAGGTGGCCCCGAAGCAGCCTGCGGCTCCCAAGGCGAGTCCGGTCAAGTCTGACAAGGCCAACGATGCGGCGAGGTCTGCGAAGAAGGCGTTCAGCCAAAGTGGGAGCACTGCTGATCTGTCGCGGTTGCTTCAACACACAATTCTAAAAACCTAATACTATGGCATATCTTGGTGTAAACAATCAGGTCGGCGTCCGCGAGGAATTGGCCGACTATATCGCTAACGTCGACGCTAAAAGTACACCCTTTGTGTCGATGTCTCCCAAGGGGAGGGATCTTGGAAACGTAGTCATGTCATGGCAATGTGACGATTACTCCGCCCCTCAGCTTGGCGGCGTGATCGACGGCACTGACGTCTCCAGCTACACGAACGAGTCGGCCAATCGTCTGCGCGTTACCAACTACGCTCAGGCGTTCCGTCGCAACGCTCGTGTTGGTTTCATCGCCGAGACGCAGAATGTTGCTGGTGCTGCAAGCGAAATCGCATACTCGGTTGCAAAGCTCCTTGTTGAGATTAAACGGGATATGGAGAGTACGTTCCTCTGCACCAATCAGGCGGCGCAGCAGGACAACGGTTCCTCCACTGCCTACCAGACTGGTTCCCTCGGTAACTGGCTCCTCGGCACCAACAGCTCTAACATTGGTGCTCTTGCCTCCGGTTCCGCCTTCGCTCCTGCTGGCGGCGTGACCCCGGGCACTGCGGCCACCAACGCCATCAGCTCCGTCACCTCGGCGAACTTCGCTGAGTCCACCGTGCAGAACGTCCTCACCGCCATCTACTCCAAGACGGGCGTGTATCGTGACTACGACTGCATCCTCGGCACGACCCTGAAGCGTGCGTTCACCAACCTGACCAGCTCTTCTGCCACGCAGGTTGCCAACACGAACAGCATCGCTGCCACCAGCGTCCGCACGTTCAATCAGGAGCTGTCCAGCTCCACGTTCACCTCTTCGCTCGATCTGTTCGAGGGGGACTTCGGACGCATCGTGCTACATCCGACCACCTTCATCGGTGGCAAGAACTCTGCGGCTTTGGATTCGCAAGCCTATCGTGGTTACGTCATCCCGATGGACATGGTTGAGATCCGGTATTGCAAGCTGCCCGAGGTCAAGGATCTCCCTGACGCTGGCGGCGGTCCTATCCGTCTCGTGCAGGCCATTGCCGGCCTCGTGGTGAAGAACCCCGGTGGCTTCGGCATGTTCGCTGGTGCGTCGTAATCAATCACTCAATGGGGAGCATCTGCCATATCGGTGGGTGCTCCCCTTTTTTATACCATGCAATCACCCATACTAGACAACGTACTCGAAGGACTCCCGGCGCAACTGCGTCAGGATGTGGTCAAAGAACTGGCTACCGGATATCACGCGGATCTGGTGAATGCCGAAGTGCACCAGAAGCGCATCGCAAAGGACAGCCAGCAGGATCTTCGCAGCATCGACGGCATTGGTCGGTTGCGTATGCGTATCGACCCGACGCTGTACCATCATTGGGGCGCAAAACTAGGCTACGAGTGCTGGAAAGACTCTCAGTTCCTGCGTGAGGTGGAGCGGGACAACCCCGAGGTGCGCGTGAAATGCGGGGGAACCAAGTTGCAGGTCGGCTTCTCACCGACGAACACTAAGTTCAGCAAGAAATACTGAGGTATGGCACAGCAGCCAATCGACGTCGGGACAGTACCCAATGATGGAACGGGAGATCCGTTGCGTGATGCCTTCATCAAGTGCAACGACAACTTCTCGG